CTCAATAGGTAATTGGTTTACATATGCCGGTTTATCTACACTTTGTGATGCAAATACTTGCAGTGAACCATGCCATATAGGGTCTAAATAAGTAAATGGTGTTGTAGAAGATGTAATAGCAGGAGTTAAAAATATTCTGTATTCATCTCCAACATTAACATCCAATGCAATATCCAAATTAAAACTCACATTAACTATGCTTTCGCATTCATCATAAGACCATTGATTAGGACTATTCAGAAAAGAATAATCATCCAATGTAAGCATGTTCTGAACATCAACTCGTAAATAGTTGCTGCCAGATGGTATTTGCTTCGTTCTAATCTTATATGTGTTGTATCCAGGTAGGAAATAAGTAAGCATTATCTATGTTTTATCTGGTATTTAACAATCAATTACCCTAAAATAGTAAGCAATAAAAAACCCCACTCAATTAAGAGTAGGGTTTAATTATTTTATAATGCTATACTGATTAGCTATTAGTTCCATACACTACGGTTGGGTTTGCACCAATACCTGCGAATGGATTTGTGAATGTTGAACCGCTGATGAATGCTGCTGGTAATCTTTCCTGACCTGTGAAGGTAATTGAATAACCATAAAGGTCACCCATTGCCGCACCTGTTTGGATAGTTCCTGCAGTTACATCTGCACCCTCTTCCTCACCAACTAACAAAGCATCTCCGTTCATAGTGTGAACAACGATTTGAGGTCTACCATAGGCCATAAGCTTTAATTGAGTAGTCATTTCGTTAGTCAATTTCTTTAAGTTCAAAACTAATTCTTGTGAAAAGAATGTAGTTCCGTTTTCTCTTGAAGTATTCACGGTTTCAGTATACGCACTTGTTCCTTTTAATTGGTAATAGTAAACTGTGCTTCCTGAAGGGAATGCAGTTACTTCACCACTTCCGTTTTTAGTGAAAGACCCGGTAGTGTAGTTTAAGAAGTATACGCCGGCTAAGCCACCGATACTATCTTTACATACTTCGTTTCTTCCAGCTGATAAATTACAAGGCATATCTGTTAGATTTAATTAGTTAGTTAATGATTAGTATGCACCATAGTATACGATGTCTTGTCCGATACCGAACTGAACACCTGCTGTATATCTCATGATAACACGATAGTTTTGAGAACCATCTAAATTAGCCATGTCAAGCACTCTAACTTCGTTATGGTCAGATAATAAACCTGTTCCGAAGAATAAGTTTGATTTCTGAGCTGCTGCGATTTTAGAAGAACTCATACCTGGGCAAAGAACGATTTCAATACCATTGAAGTTGAAAGGCTTTTCACCTACGTTCATTTGGTTGTTCCATCCGTTTGCACCGATAGCACCACCTGCTAATGCTTGTTGGTATGCTTTTGCTACGTCAGTAGATACATACAACAATACATCTTCTTTACCATAGACAGTATCAGGAATAGTGTTTACTACTGAATTTAATTTGTCTAATACGTTAGCTGATGTTACACTACCAGAGATGATGATTGAACCACTCTTAGCTGCTAATACTGCAGTAGAACCAGCCGCTGCGATAGATGCAGAGAATGCTGTTTGGAAACCTTCAAACTGACCGTTTACGTTAGTTCCTCTCCAAATAGATTGTTCAGTTGCTTCTGCTACTTTACCACCTACATAAGAGATTAAGAAATCGTTGAAGTTTGCAGGAATAGTATCAAATGCACTATATCCTAATTGCAATGCTTCCCAAGATGCTACAAACTCTTGCTTACATAATTGTAAGTTAACTTGTAATTCTTTTGGTTGTAAAATTCTTTCTGATAATACTACGCTACCAGAAGTTACGAAATCGCAAGATGCGTCTTGCACGATACCATCAACTGCTACCTTCTGTAAAACTTCTTTGTATTTTACGTTAGGGTGGATGGTAATCAATTTGTTGTCAAGCGTTCTAGCTGACAAAAGAGCCGCAGCGACGTATTGTCCTGCAAATTCTCCCGAATAGGTAGAGGTTATTTGTGGCTCTGTAAATTTTTGTAATTTTTTCATTGTTTACCTTTGAAATTTTTAATAATTTTGTTTACTTATAAAGTTTAGATAAGAAATTAGATTGTGAATTACCTGTTTTCTTACCAAATACATTGTTTGATTTTTCAGTAGAGAATTTGTTTACACTCTCAACTGGAGCGCCATCTAATTTAGCTAACTCTTCTTCTTCCATTGTTGGCAACTTCTCTTCTTCATCTTCTTCTTTCTCTACCTCAATAGATACTTCTGCCATCTTGTCCATCTTTTTTTCCATCTCTTCAATACGATATGTCATTTCTTCCATTTTCTTTTGCATATCACCCATTGTCATTGGAGTATCTTCACCTTCTTTGATGTCAGCAGGAACACCATCACCAACTTGTGGGATATCGTTTTCTGCTTCTTCTGTTACTTCAGCCATCATAGATGAAGGTTTAGTTCCTTTTGCGTTGTTCGCTGGAGACTCTATGTCTTTTACTTCGTTTGCTTTTTCGTTGATATTAGTTTGAGGAAGGTCTTTTACTTCAGCAGTTTCTGCTTTCATTTCTACATTCTCTCTTTCAACGATTTTACCGCCTTCAGTTTTTACTTTGATGTAAATTTCTTCACCTTCTTCACCTTCTAATTTCAAATCGTGAAATCCGTCTGGTGCTGGGGTTTTAGTTCCATCTTCTGATACTACATCAAGTGTTTCGCCTACATCAAAGGTAGGACTTTCTACGATTGTTCCGTCTGCTAATTTTGCATAAGTTAATTCCACTTCGTCTTTTGTTAAGAGAGTCATTATCTTATTTAGAACTTGTTTTGCGTTCATAGTTTTGATTTTATTATATTTAACAATTTGTGTTTATAAAGTTGTAATTTTTTTTATTTTACCTGTGTTACTGTCAGAATTACTGATGGAGTTGAAGGTATGTTACCTGTTGCTGCTTGGTTTATCAATTGAATATTGCTATCGGTTGATTGCCACACCAATTCATAATAATCGTTTGCAGCTGCATTAACAACATAGTTCCATGATGCAACTGTTTTTGCTGCCGATGCACCACCTGAAATTGTTATTGCTCCTGCTGATTTATCAACATTAGTTCCGTTCTTTTTCAACCAAATATGCACTGTGTCTGTTCCACTACCTGATACTCTATCTACTTGCACTGAAAATTGTATGTTATATGTTCCTGCGTTTGCTAATGTTATTCTACTATTAGATGCAATTGATACACCTTCTGATATATCTGTTGTTTCAAAATTCATTGATTGAGATACATTTGCACTACCTGATTGAGTTACATCACTTTGGAATACACCTACATTAAATTGTTTATTACCATTTGCAAAGAATGCACTACCCGATTGAATTGTCAAACTACCAGAAAGTGTTGTGCTACCTGATACATTAAGAGTTCCTTCAAAGAATGAGTTAGAACCGCTATCAATTAAGAAGCCTGTTTTTCTTGTGATACCTGCGGAGCCAGAGTTACCTGTTCCTACTGCAAATACAGTTTCAGATGAATTTGCTCTATTACCATCTTCTGCATTCCATCTACCAAAGAAAGCAGAACCTCCATTTTGTCCACCTGCATTTGCAGCGTTTGATGCATCATATAGAGATGTTCCGTATATATTCAATCCATGTCCAACTATTGCTGATGCTATTAGATTTCTATTACCATCACCAATTACAGATGCAGATACACGGCTACCACCAATAATGTTTCCATAAAGTCCTCTACCTCTATCATTTGTTGTTCCTGTTCCGTTTGCACTACCTGAAAAGTATACGTTATTATTTATAAAGCCTATTAGTGCGTTTCCTTGCAATGCAAATGTTTTACCATTCGTTCCGTTTGTAGAAGAGTCATAATCATTTGAAATTGTAAATCCGCTTAGGTTATTTGAAGTTATAGAAAATGATGCAGACCCTCTATTAGTAGCAGTTACAGTTCCATTAATATTATTTTGTTGAATTGAATTGGTTGAGCCTAATGTTGGTGCAAAAACAGTATTATCATTAATTGTCAGACCTCCATT